AGACTCTCGCCCCGTGGCGGGAGTTGCGTTTGCAAAAGCGTAAACTCAAAAAAACGCAAGCCCTTGAGCGAAAGCAAAACAAGATAGTCACGCCAACGCCTATTGGTCTATCACTTGCTGTAAGTGAACCAGTCGAGTCAATAGAAGATGATTTGCCAAGTCTTGAAGAAATGTTGCAACAGGCTGAAGCAATTGGATTGAAAGTAGATAAGCGTTGGTCAGATGCGACTTTGCTCAATAAGATCAATAACGCAATGGAGACTGCGTAATGGGTTACACCAAACGTCAATTCATAAGTTCTGCCCTTGAAGAAATAGGCCTTGCGTCATATGTTTTTGACCTTGGGCCTGAACAGCTGGACTTTGCTTTACGCAGACTGGATGCAATGATTGCAGACTGGAACGGCAAAGGAATTCGGTTGGGCTACCCATTGCCATCAAGCCCACAGGACAGCGATTTAGATGAAGAAACCAATGTGCCTGATTCGGCTTATGAAGCCATCATTTGCAATTTAAGCATCCGACTTGCGCCAAGTTTTGGCAAGCAAGTGATGATTGAGACCAAGACAACAGCCAAACAGGGTTACGACATCCTGTTGCAAAGAGCCACATACCCGCTTGAACAACAACTGCCAGCAACAATGCCAGCCGGTTCAGGCAACAAACCTTGGCGTGTCTACGATAATCCGTTTGTCAGGCCACCAGCCAACCCAGTTACAGCAGGGCCTGATGGCCCAATTGAATATTACTAAGGACAGTCATGCCAACCATCAACCAGTTACCCGTACTCAGCACGATTTCCAGCGGAGATCAGTTACCTGTTTACTCGCCCAACAACGGGGATGCACGCAGAACCTCTATTGGTTCTTTGTTGACTTTCTTTCAGCAAAGTTTTGCCTCGCCTACGCTGGCGGTTAATCTGTATGTACCATCGACTGGTTTCAACATTACCGTACCTACACCAGTCGCAGAACAGCAATGGATGTTGTTGCAACCCGCTAGTGTCTTGGCCTCTGGCACGGTTACCTTGCCCCTGAACACTGGTGTGCCTGATGGCACTGAGTTATTGATTACTAGCACACAAGAGATTACAGTTTTTGCAATCGCATTGAATGGTGCAACTGCAATTTTCGGTGCTGTAAATACAATCTCAGGTGGTGCTGCATTGCGCTTTCGCTTTTATCAAGCAACGAATAGTTGGTACAACATTACATCGGACATTCCGAGTTTGAGTTCAGCCGTTCAGACTTTCTTGGCAACGCCATCAAGTGCCAATCTTCGTGCAGCAATGACCGATGAAACAGGAACTGGTGTATTGGTCTTTGCAACCAGCCCAACGATTACAAATCCAACAGTAAGCACAGGAACATTCACTAGCCCAACATTGGTGACACCAGCAATCGGTGTGGCTACTGGTACAAGTTTGACCGCCACAGGTGTAATTGCATCAACTGGCACTGCTGGCGTTGGTTATGCAACTGGGGCTGGTGGTGCTGTCACTCAGGCAACAAGCCGAACCACTGGCGTGACCCTGAACAAGACCACTGGCGCAATCACATTATTTAGTGCAGCGGGAACTACAACAGCGGCAACTTTTACTGTGACAAATAGCACTGTGGCGGCAACTGATGTGGTTATCTTGAACCAAAAATCAGGCACTGATTTGTATGACCTGATGGTCACTGCGGTGGCTGCTGGTAGTTTCAACATCACATTCCGCACCACTGGCGGTACGACCACAGAAACCCCAGTATTCAACTTTGCGGTTATCAAAGGCGTGGCGGCTTAATGGCAACCAAACCTAAGTCCTCGGTTAATGCGGCTGGCAACTACACGAAGCCAACCATGCGAAAAGCCCTGTTTGAAAAAATCAAGGCAGGGACAAAGGGCGGTGACCCAAACGAATGGTCTGCCCGTAAAGCACAAATGTTGGCAAAAGAATACAAAGCTAAAGGTGGAGGCTACAAATGAAAGCCCCACAGAAAAGTCTGAAGGACTGGGGTGAACAGAATTGGCGCACCAAGTCAGGAAAGCCATCGTCCGAAACTGGCGAAAGGTATCTGCCTGAAAAGGCAATCAAGGCATTGACCTCTGCCGAGTATGCGGCAACCACACGGGCAAAGCGCGAGGCCACAAAAGCGGGCAAACAGTTTGCAAAGCAACCCAAAAAGGTTGCTGAAAAGATCAAGAGTTTTAGATGAAAACCCCAGCTTATGCACGCAAAGAAGGTCAGAACCCAAAGGGCGGTTTAAACGCCAAGGGTAGGGCTGCGGCAAAGGCTGAAGGCATGAACCTCAAGCCACCAGTGAAGACTGGCGACAACCCCCGCAGAGCATCGTTCTTGGCTCGCATGGGTGGTAACTCTGGTCCTGAATACAAAGACGGTGAACCCACACGCTTGCTGTTAAGTTTGAGGGCTTGGGGTGCTTCTTCAAAAGCAGATGCTCAAGCCAAAGCAAAACGCATCAGCGCACGCAACAAGGCAAAATAACAATGGATTACGAAACCTTAAAAAACGTGCTGAATGAAAACCAAGGGAAGAATTTTGTCCGCAGGATTCTCAACCCCGAGGCATACCCAGTCATGGACTTGGGAAAAGGCGATATTGCTACACACCAAATGGAGTATTCTGAAGCTGGGCCAAATAAGTTTATTGTTTACCCAAGAATTGCATACGAAAATAAAGAACTGAAAAATTATGGTGATGATGCTTTTGATCGGGCTTTAAAAAGCAAGGATTACATTTCTTTTGACAATGAGGCAGATGCCGAATACTTTTCAAAAAACTACAAAGAATACTGGGACAAAGAAAAAAAGGTCTTACCGTCAGTAGGTGAAAAATAATGCAAATACCTATCTTGAGTGGTATTTACGCAGACACAACACCAGAGTTGCGTACAGCCTACCCTGTCAATCTTGTACCTGTGCCAAAAGTAAGCGGCATCAGTGCTGGTTTTCTGAGGCCGGGCGATGGCATTGTGGACAATGGAACAGGGCCGGGCGTTGACCGTGGCGGCATCAATTGGCGTGACGAACTTTATCGGGTGATGGGCACAAAGCTGGTTGAAATAAATTCAGCTGGTGTTGTTACTGTGCTTGGTGATGTGGGTGCTGGTGGTCTTGTAGTATTTGATTACAGCTTTGACGAACTGGCTGTTGCGTCTGGTGGCAACATATTTTTTTGGGATGGCGCAACATTAACGCAAGGCGTTTACCCTGCCGTAACGATTGGCCCAATTCTTGATTTTTGTTTTATTGATGGTCGGTTTATGATTACCGATGGTGAGCGTTTATTCCTAACCAACATTGGCGACCCTTTTACGATTGATGCGTTTGCTTTTGAAGAACCAATAGCCGACCCTGACCCGATTACATCTTTGCTGAGATTGCGTAACGAGGTCTATGCAATCAATCGCTACACAATGGAGGTCTACGACAACACGACTGCGGCTGTGCCTTTTCCTTTTCAAGTTATTGATGGGGCGCAAATCCAAAAAGGTTGTGTAGGCATACACGCTTGCTGTATCTACCTTGAAAGTGTTGCTTTTTTAGGCAGTGGACGCAATGAATCACCAGCTATCTATGTTGGTGAATCCGCAACAACAACAAAAATTAGCACACAAGAAATAGATAACTTGTTGCTTGAATATTCAGAGGCGCAACTTGCCTTGGTGTTGCTTGAGGCTAGAAATGACAAGAGTCACCAGTTTTTGTATGTGCATTTACCTGACAAGACATTGGTTTATGACGCAGCCGCAAGTAAAGAATTACAAGCACAAGTATGGTTTATTCTGACCAGCAGCATTGTTGGTTTCTCTCAATACAGAGCCAGAAACATGGTGTGGGTTTACGACAGGTGGATGATTGGTGACCCACAGTCAAGCAGCATTGGGTATTTGGTGCAAGACATTGGCAGTCATTGGGGCGAGCAAGTCTACTGGCAGTTTGGCACATTGATTATTTATGCCGATGGCAAGGGTGCATTAATGCTGCAACTTGAACTGGTGAGCCTGACTGGTAGTGTGGCACTTGGGACAAACCCGCAGATAAGCACCAGTTACTCGGTCAATGGTTTATCGTACAGCCAAGAGCGATCAATTTCCGTGGGCACAATTGGAAGTAACAAACGACTTTCATGGTTTCAGCAAGGGCATATGCGGAACTTTCGCATCCAGCGTTTCAGGGGTAACAGCGATGCCCATGTGTCTTTTGTGAGGCTTGAGGCAGAAATTGAAGCATTGGCATACTGATGGTTACCTCACGCAAACTTAATTTAACGAGAGACCAGCTTGCTACCTTTTTAAAAGACCAAGTGCAGATTAAGCAATTCGAGTTGCTTTTTCAAACCGTTGATGAACTTGAAGTAATTACTGGAACGGACTTTGAGTTTCAAGCGGACAATGCCGCAGCTTCTGCAAATAGTGCATTGGCGCAAACAAACACACTTAATGAAATTGTGCAGGGGCTGCAATTAGCACCACCGCCAAGGGAATTCAGGCGCACAAGATATGGGTCGTTTTACGACACAACCACTCAATTAGCGACAACAATCAATACAGCAACAGCTATTACTTTCAATACTACTGATTTAAGTTTTGGTGTCTTTCTTGGCAGTCCCACATCAAGAATCGTTGTGGCTAATGAAGGTCTTTATAACTTTGACACATCTTTTCAATTAGATAAAACAACTGGTGGCACAGCAATTTTTGACTTTTGGTTTCGAGTTAATGGTGTCAACGTAACAAACAGCGGTAGCAGAATTCAAATCCAAGGCAATAATGCCGAGATTTTTTCATCATTAAATTATTTTTTTAACCTCAAGGCAAATGATTACGTTGAGTTGATGTTTTCAGTCAACGACTTGACTGTTGAACTAAAAACATTTGCAGCGGTTGCACCACATCCGGGCATCCCGTCCATCATTCTGACAGTGAACACAGTAGGAGACCTCATATGACTGTTGTCGTTAAAGTTTTAATCCCAGCCAAACAAGCTGAAAGCGCACAAACTACTCAATACACAGCCAATAATGTCAAGGCCATTATTGATAAATTCACGGTTACAAATACCAGTGCTAGTAATACAACATTTAGTTGCAATCTGGTCACTGTGGTTGGTACGGCAAATGCGGCAAATTTAATCATTGATGCCAGAACGATTGTGCCTGACGAAACCTATACTTGCCCTGAGTTGGTGGGTCATGTTTTAGATTCAGGCGGTTTTATTTCCACATTGGCAAGTGCTGCAACATCACTTACCATTCGAGCATCAGGCAGAGAAATTACATAAGGACATGAAAATGAAAGATTTTTTAATGATGCCGAAAGGCTTTATGGGCTTGCCACAAGAGGAAGACTTCATCACTGTGGCACAAAACAAGGCAAACTTTCTTGTTGCGGTAAAAGATTGGCACTATGGCCCTGAAGAACCAAGCAACGACCC